TTTCGCGGAAGGAAACGCGAATATTCACCAGATGGAGCTGATTGAGTGCCTCTTGCGAGTCAGGCAGGTTATGGCCTGGCCTCAGCTCTACTTGGATGGTATGGCTATCAAAGAGAGCAGCGACCCCGTGGCTTGGACTGGCGGCTCGGTCAAGGTTGAGACCCTGATGCGTATGATTGCCGAGCATCCTGAAGAAAAAACTCTGGTTTTCGGCCAGTTTATGGGAGAAATGGATGAGATCCACGAGCGGTTACACAAGGCGGGCGTCCCGGTCTACAGAATAGACGGTTCTATCGACACGGCCAAGCGGGCCGAGCGTATCGCTCAGTTCCAAACAAGCGAGGCAAGACCCGCGCCCGTGTTCCTTATTCAGATAAAGGCGGGCGGTGTTGGTCTGAACCTGCAGTCGGCCACAAGGGTCTACATCACCTGCCCAGCCTGGAATCCTGCGACCGAGCTTCAGGCCATCTGCCGAGCGCACCGCAACGGGCAGACTGGCAAGGTATGGGTCAAAAAACTCATCTACGCGGAGGTTGAAGGTTTGCCGAGTATAGAGCAGTCGATCATCGATCTCCAGGGGCACAAGTCGGCGGTTTGCGCAGACGTCCTCAAGGACGAGCGCCTCAGGCTACAACTGCCCACCACGCTCAAGGGTGGAGTCACCGCCAGGGCGGTCCGCAAGATTTTTAGTGTGTAATTGTAATGAGGATTATAGTCATATCTCTTGTCCTTCTCCTAGTATATTTTACACTCATGAGCAAGTCGGGCTATGTTGTTTCATATCCACCCGAGGACATGAGTGACCGCTTCCGATGGGCTGGTGATGCCGCGTCAGTTCTGAACCATCCTTGGGCCCCTAATTAAAGTTGGTATAAAGTAAATGAAGACATCGCCAGGGACCACAAGGCGAAATGCAGCCTTGATAAAGGCCCGTAATAATATGATCGCCCGGGCCATGCGCCGGCTTGCGAATAACAACTCCATGATGTCCGCTAAAAATAAAAACAAATTAAAAAAATTGTTTAGTCCAAAGAAAAAGTCACCCGTGAAAAAGTCTCTAATGGATAGACTATTCAGAAAATAATGTGCATAAGTAATAAATGACCCACACTCAGGCAGTAGGATCGCGCGCTCAGGTGATGAACGGAACGGCTCATCACACGACCGGTGGTCTTGAGAAGAAGCATCTCAAGCGCAACCCCAAGACGGGTGAGATTGTCAGCAAGGACAAGGCCAAGGGCGCCAAGAAGAACCCATGGATAACAGCCGTCGGCAAGGCCAAGAAGGAGCTAGGCATCCCCAAGGGAGAGATGGCCTTCCCCAAGAAGGGCTCAGAGCTTTACAAGACAGCCAAGGCGATGATGTAACTCAGTCATCATCCAAAAGCACTCTCCGACTAACAACAGCAGGCGGTGAACCCATCTCGCTCTCTGTACCAGCCTCATTCCAGATGCGTACTTGATTCGCACGACACGTTAGACCGTAAATATCCTGAAAAAAATAAGATCCAGAAATTTCCATAATACATGAAACATCCGCTCCTTTCATGCGTTCTGGGCCGTCGGCCAAGAGGACCCCATCAGGTCCGAAAAACAACGTTGAATCGTCCGCCTTCAGGCGCAACTGACCATCTTTCAGGTTTGATCGATAGGGAACATCAGTGCATAGCTTCTGTTCAAGAGACCTGAACCACTCGATAAAGGCGCCATCACAAATACTCACCTGAAAGGACTTGTACTCGGGGTTGTATCCCCATTGGCAAATTGCGCGGGGCAGTTGGAACTTTAAAGGACCCCCGCCCAATCCAAACTTTGGCCGCCCGCGTCCAGTCTCAACCTCCAAGTACTCCATGTTCACCTCATTCCACTTAGGCATCTTTATATTTATTTTGTTTGCTGGTTTTAAGTATGCTAGCAGGGGCCAACAACAAGTTTAATGCCAGAAACACTCTACTTCACGGGGGGAACGCGTGGAAGACGGTTTGTACATGGGCCCGCGTGCCGAATAGTTCCATAAGTTCTTTTGAGAAAAAGATTGCGGGGTATCGCAAGGCGTATCGGGAGGCCAAGTCGCGGGCAGGGCAGAACGCGTTGGTGGTGCTTTTCAACAAGGACTTTATGGATTGGTACGCACCTCACAGGGCTCATTGTGAAAAAGTAAGAAAAGAATTAAATAACTTGATGACGGCGCGCCGCGCCGCGCGCTCAACTGGACGGCCCTCCGCGGGTCGCCCTCCCCGCGCCCCTCGCGCGAGTCCGCGCAACAGTGCCAGGAATGTCCTAGAGGCCAAGAAGGCTCATGCTATACAAATCCGTAATCAGTACGCCAAGATGGTCAACCACTACAACTCTGAAATCAAAAAGTTGTCCCAGAGAAATTAATCATTCTCGCAAGACCCGAACCCTTTAAAAGAACCTTGAGTTCTGTATGAAAATAATCATTCGCATCGGGAATAAAACAGTACTTTCCCGCGGAGGTTGTAATCTCTACAGTGTGAGACTTGTGTTCCTGATTGAAAATCCAAGCCCATCTATCTACATAGTCCAGATCTATCGGCCGCCTGATGACGTGGCAACCCGGGATCCGAAGTATGTGCAGAGACTTGGTCTCCAAGTTGTAAATCAGACCATCATGAGATTTCAGCAAGTACCAGAGACGCCATGCACGGCTCTCGTCGAGCTTTCGAGGCTTGAAACCAAAAGATCGACGAAGGTCAATATCATTCGACATATCGACAATCTTTAGTACCAGATCGTCCGGAAGATTCTTCCAGCACTCATCCATGGTTCCTTAAAATTTAGTTTGTTTAATTATATATGAATAGTCCGAGCACTCCAGTTCGAAGTCCTCCGCGTAATTATTCAAACCTCAATTCCCTGCTGAGGGCCCTGGGGAATAGGCTGCACGGCTACCCTGGGTGGGCCGTGGGCGGGAGTATGGCGGCGCGTCTGCACCACCCTGGGGCCCGCGAGCCCCGCAACATTGACCTCGTCGTAAATAGAAAGAATGCTCCTCATATTTTTCAGGCTTTGATAAATATGGGGTTCAATGGAAACCGACCAGGCCCTGGGAGCTGGAACCATGTCGAGTGGTCTCGTGGGCGGCACAAGATAGACGTGCTTCGTGCCGGTGGTCAAAGGGCGCCCTCCCTCATCGGTAAGGTGACTCGGAAGGGAATACCTGTAATAAATTGGAATAGTCTTGTGAATCAAAAGGCCAAGTACAATCCGGGGAGCGCGAATAGGATGAGGCGGCTATCGCCTACCCGGAGCACATCACGCACGCCTCCGGGTTCTCGCGCAAACAAGTCAGTCTCGCCTGTTCGACGGCTGGATCTATCGTAAACTTAATGGGCTGGGCCTTTGACCGGGTCCGCAAGTAGTACATACCCGTCTTGAGCCCTTTCTTCCACCCGTACATATGCATAGAACTGAGTTTGGCCGTGGTGGGGCTCTCCATGAAGATGTTCAGAGACTGTGACTGGTCGATGAATGCCCCGCGGTCCGCAGCCATGTCCAGAATACTCTTTTGAGAAATCTCCCAAGATGTTCTGTAAATGTCCTTGAGCCGGGCTGGCAGGCCCGGGAGGTCCTGAACCGAACCGTTGGCCGCGATAATCTGATCCTTGACTCCCTTCGTCCATACGCCGAGTTTCTGCAGGTCACGGACCAAGTGTTTGTTGATCATCACAAACTCTCCCGCCAAAGTCCGCCTGAGATACAGGTTGGTTGTGTAAGGCTCAAATGCTTCGTTGTTCCCTAGAATTTGGGCGGTAGAGGCGGTTGGCATAGGTGCGACCAAAAGTGAGTTTCTGAGGCCACAGACTTCAATCTTGTCCTTGAGGGCATTCCAGTTGTACATGCTCGGTTCGGCCCCCCACATGTCCAACTGTAGGATTCCTTGCGAGGCGGGAGAACCTTCATAGGTTTCGTATGGGCCCTCCTCCTTGGCCAATTCGCACGACTCTGTCAGGGCCGCGTGATAGATTATCTCGAATATAGCCTTGTTCAACTGCCGAGCGTGCGGTTCATCAAAGGTTAGACCAAGCATCATATAGACGTCGGCCAGGCCCTGCACGCCTATGGCAATAGGACGGTGACGGAGGTTAGACTTGCGAGAAGCCTCTGTTGGGTAGTAGTTCCGATCTATAACTCGGTTCAGGTTCCGAGTAATCACACGGGTCACTTCATGGAGCTTATTGTAGTCGTAATCACCGGAACTCTTAACAAAAGCGGGCAAGGAGATGCTGGCCAGATTACATACAGCCGTCTCATCAGGCCCAGAAACTTCCATAATTTCTGTGCACAAATTGCTGGATTTAATTGTGCCTATGTTCTTCTGGTTTGACTTGGCGTTCACAGAGTCCTTGTAGCACATGTAAGGCGTCCCTGTCTCAATCTGGGACCTGAGAATGGCGTCCCATATCTGGCGCGCCTTGAGAACCTTGCGGAACTTTCCCTGTAAGACATACTTGGCGTACAACTCTTCGAACTCTGCCCCATAGACATCCTGAAGACCTGGGCACTCGTGAGGGCACATGAGCCACCAGTCTTGGTCCTTTTCTACTGAATTCATAAACGAATCAGAGATCCACAAGGCCGTGAAGAGATCACGGCACCTTGACTCCTCGTCACCCTGGTTCAGCCGAAGATCCAGAAACTCTAGAATATCTGCGTGCCAAGGCTCCAGGTAGACGGCGAACGAACCCTTGCGCTTCCCTCCTCCTTGGTTCACATACCGAGCAGTGTTGTTGAATACTCGGAGCATCGGAATGAGACCATCGGCCACTCCATTTGTCCCCTTGATGGGAGTACCACGCGCCCGTACATTCGAGCAATGGATGCCTATCCCGCCTGACCACTTGGAGATCTGGGCACACTCTTTGAGAGTGTCGTAGATTCCCTCAATTGAGTCATCCTTCATAGCCACAAGGAAGCACGAACTCATCTGGGGCCTCTTGGTCCCGGCGTTGAAAAGGGTTGGCGTGGCGTGAGTAAAGTACTTGGCAGACATGAGATTGTAAGACTCTTTGACCCTCTCAAAGTCCCCTCCATGAATACCAAGAGCAACCCGCATGAGCATGTATTGAGGAGTCTCCCCTGGAAGAAGGTAGCTCCTCTGTAGAGTCTTGAGTCCGAAAAATCCGTAAGAGTAATCATGATCATGATTGATCACACCGTCCAGAGCCAGGGTCACATTCTTGATAAATTCCTCACTTACAAGACCCTTGGCGTGAAGAGCCAGCACGCAATCTGAAAAGCACTTGGGGCTTGTCTTGTGCATGTTGGAGACGGTCAGGCGAGTCGCTAAGGTTTCATAGTCTGGATTTTCAGTCATCAAATCAATGGCAACATCGGCACTCAGCGCATCAATCTCACTCGTGTGAATTCCATCATACATGTTTGAAAAAACCTTTTGGGCGACCCGATCAGGGGCTACATCCAGTCCTTGGCACAACTTTCTGATCCGCGAAGTGACCTTGTCAAAGAGCATCTCTTCCACGGAGCCATCACGCTTGAGGACTTTCATTTGCATTATAAGTTGTCTATTTTTTTATGCCGACCTTTAGTAATGGCGACCAAGTATCTTCCCACGCCGCTAGACACGGCCTTTTTTTCTGAATTCAACCGAGAGCAAATACATCGGGGAATCATCCAGAAGGTCAAGGCAAGTACGGGCTATACTATAGATCGTCAGAGTGATCCAGACCTTCAGTCCCTGATGAAGAAAGTCTTTGTGAATATGCGAGGAGATCCAAACACCAACGTCAAGTTTCAACTCGATGCCATGAATCGCGCGGTAGTGACGGAGGCGGCGCAGACGGTCGAGTCAGGCGTTCTCCAGCAGCTCGTCTATATTCGGGACATTATGGCCAACCCCGTGCCCGACCCTCGACCGACCAGCACCAGCACATACGGCAACAAGCTCCCTCAGAATTTTAAGTTTGGATTCTAATACATGAAGGCCCTCGATGATATCCTCATAGGATTTTTCATTTTCTTCGCTATTGATCGGGCCATACGCCTCTTCAGTAACGCCGTCGTCGAGCCACGGGTGACGGCCCGTGGAGCCAGCAAGGAGACTGTGGAAAACTGGAAGATTGGCACGGAGATGGTCCTCCTTTTCGCGTGCATATTCCTCGTCATTAGGTTCAGGAAGCCTCTGTCCCAGATAAACAAGATGTGACCTAAAAATCCAAGATGAATCAGTATCGAGATGAGACTATGCAGATGTGCAAGCACAAGGGATGGGACAAGGCGACGATAAGTACGGTATGGATGCTTTACACGGAGGAAAGTGGCGAGTTGGCCAGCGCGATACGTCAAATGCTAAGGACCTATCGCAAGACCGGGCTCAAGAAAGACAAGGGAACCGATGTGACTCAGGAGATGGGAGACGTCTTCAGTTACCTCTTCCAACTTGCGGGTATGCTTAATATTGATCTTGACCAGATGTGGTCCCTTCACCGTGAAAAGGTCCAGGGCAAGATCTACAAAGAAAATGTCGGCGTCTATTAATGGCCACGGCGCTTATGCAAGACGATGACCTAAGCATGAATCGCTTCAATCCATACACGTGGACTGGTACATACGGAGTGTCCAGTGATGGGTCGCACAACTGGCAGCCAGACGGCACCTTCACGCGCCCATACGACACCTCGGCTGGATCCGACCGTCTCGACACGAACCGCGACCTGAAGCACTTTGACGTGATGGCCCTTAATGACGCAAGTAATATGTGGTTCAACACGATGCCCGCCAAGCCCACCGCCCCTTTCCCCGCTTTTCCAGCGCGCAAGTACCAGAACTGGACCGGTGACCCATCCTGGGTCCGCCCAGATCTCAACTTCAATTACGTCTACGATAAAGACTTTATCGGGTCGCAGAAGTTGCCAGACTACATCAGGCGGCGACGCGGCGCCTCGGGCGGGAATCCCGTGCTTTTAGTGGCTGTCCTGGCCGTTATAGCCTACGCCGTCACGCGCATGAAGCGTTAGAGACGAGTGCGAAGCACTCAGATCTTGAGGACCTTGGGAGCAACCACCTTGACTAGTTTTGATGACAGCACATCTTTTTCATTTTTAGCACGTGTTTCCAGATTGGGGCAATAATGCACCTCAAGCTGAATGCACCTCGCACAAAAGTTCCCCGCGCATTCCTTGCATGTAAGAAACTTGGGCTTGTGCGGGCATTTCCACCCAAGGCTTGGTGCAGTCTTGCGGAGCATCTTCTATAACTTCACAATGTATTTGTTGCGTGGGTGGCTCGTCCCACTCAACCTCACATAACCCGTTTTTCCGAGCCCCCTCGACGCGATCCCAAAAGGTCTGCATAGTCTTGATATGTTGTTCAAACCAGGCGCGATCCCGGGTAACTCTGGTCACCATGAATATCTCAGGAACTGGGATTTCAGCATCTCGTGGGATGTTACCATCCTCTTCACATGGCCCTTTGGTCTTCACGTACTTGACGGAAGCGGGCCTGTACTGCACAAAGTCACAGTCTTCAAAGTCCAAAATCTCTAGCAGAAGTTGAATCTGAGGAAGATAATGCTCAGGAACTTTGTCCTCAATTTTGCGAGTCAAAGGGCACTTGATCTCTACCAAGAGACCATCCTCGGTGATGCCATCGGCGGATCCTCCTAGAAAGGGATACTTTGGGTGCTGCACGAGTCCAATCTCGTGTGTTTTGCGGCCCGTTCTTGCGTCATACAAGTCCCGTGCGACTGGCTCCAAGAGAGTCCCGTGGGCCGTGGCCGCATTTCCAGCCCAAGCCTTCTTCAGTACCTTTTTTACTAAGAGATCATCTGGCTTTTCATAGCGATTGTGCCCAAGTGCGCTCGCCACATCACTGGCGGTGAGCATATTCTCGCGAAGTGCAAGCCATTCATCACTTCTCTGCTCGAAGTATTTGCGGTTCAGGAGTTCCTGTACTTTTGGAAGCGGAGCCTCCATTCCTCTTAAACCGCTTGTCTGTCTTAAGTAAGAGTTCTGCTGCGTTTTGTTCGGCCTGCTTTTTCGTACTGGAGTACCCACAACCCATTTTTGCGCCATCTACTATTAGTGACACTGCAAATATTCCATTCACATTTCCCTCAACTTTATACTCGGGAAGGTCTATCTTTTCCGCCTGGCACCAGCGCATGAGCTGATCCTTGTAGTTGTCGTCAAAGTTCACATCAGTCTCGATTTTTTCAAAAGATTTTAAAATAAATTGTTTTGCATAGACCATTCCAAGATCAAGATAGATGGCACCCACAAAGGCCTCGAACACGTCTTCAAGAATCTTAGGGTTGGTATTCCATCCGTTGCGGATACCCTTCTCATCCATGAGGATCCATTTGTCGAAGCAGAGTTCTTTGGCTATCTCACACAGGGTTGTCCCACGGACCATCTTCGTACGCGCCTTGGTCAGAAACCCCTCCTGCTCCTTCTCGTGGCGATCGAAGAGCCACTTTGTAACTACAAAACCTAGCACAGAATCACCCATAAATTCGAGAGTTTCATACGAAGACTTGAGTCCCTCGTATCTTTTGAGCGCTGATTTATGGGTAAATGCACGGAGATAATATTCTGTATTTTTCACTTTAGTTCCCACAAGTGCGTCCAAGGCACTTCTGGGAGGACCAGTGGGAACCTCCATCTTTTATTATTACACTATCTATATTTTTAAGCCAGGGAAGGCAGTGCTACGCACTGGATTCAGCAAGCCGCCTTCTTCACCTTTGGGCGCGCAGGCTTCTCCGCAACTACGGGCTCCTTGGGCGCCTTCACCTCCTTGGGTACCTCCTGCTTTACGTAGTGCTGATTCAGGAACTTCTGAATATTCAGGAAGGTAATCTGAGTGCCCTCGGGAGGGCTCAGCAAGGCCTGCAGAGGAGCGTCCAGGGTGATGTTCTGACCCTTCTTCAGATCCTTCTCGGTTACATAGGCGTTTACCGCCTTGGTAACCTGAGACCGAGAGATCATCTCGTCGGCCCCAAGGTTCAGGAAAGAGCGCAGGGCATCCGTTACAACCTGTGGCTTATTGAAGCCGTTGTTCTTGGTGCGAGCCTCCTTCTTCTCACCAGTTGGGTCCTCAATGTCACCGATGACCTTGCGGACCATCTTCCGCAGGGCCTTCAGGTCCTTCTGCACAGCAGAGATATCAAGAGCAAGAGAGTCAAGAGTGGCCATTTCTATTATATACGGGAACCCATTCTTTATATGAGGAACAGGGACATGAGAACCATCACTCCTACGAGAAAAAGTAACCAGAAGAAGCGAGTATGATAAGGAGGCCCGTAGTTGGGCGGAAGGTTTTCAAAATCTGACTCGAGTTTGAATTTCGTGGCTCTCTCGCTCGTCATCAGGTCCTGGCCAAACCCAGGAGGGAGGCCAACTCCAGTCGTCGCTTGGTACTGACTAAGGTCTGAAGGGGGTGGACCATCGCATTTGGGCTGACAGCACCCAGGATCACATGGACGGACTATTCCATCCGCCTTTCCTATCCAGCCGCAGAATGTTCCAGTAGGACCTGGCAAACATTGACAGTCTATACTGCACATTAATCTTAAAGAATATTTTAGTTACTAAAACATAATGCAGTTCTCATCTCCCCAGAAGTTGCCCGATGGTCGTTACTTTCTGAAGATCACTGGCCAGATGTTGCAGTTGAATAATGTCAAGGTCCAGGAGGGGCTCACATCTTCTTTGACCATCGAGGTCCAGGAGGATAAGTTCTCGGCTATTGATGAAGAGATTGTCGCCAAGGCCAAGGAGTCCAAGGTGGAGTGGTTTGGGCGCGAGCTCAGTGACGAGACCATCCAGGCCGCCTTTCAGGGCAGCGTTACGGATGGGTGCCTGAGTGCTAGCCTGGCCAAACTCAAGGGCGAGGTGGTAACCAAGGCATTCAACAGCCAGAAGGAGGCCATTGAACTCTCGGCAGTAGAGCCAGGCGCTCAGTGCGACCTGTTTGTCGAGCTGGCGGGTCTGTGGTTCCTCAAGAAGTCCTTTGGCCCCGTCTGGCGTGTGATCCAGGCCCGTGTCCGCGGCGGTGCCCGACCCCCCTCCTTCCCTACTCAGTACATGTTTGAGGATGAGGTCGAGGCCGAGGAGGAGGATCCAGCCGACTATGTCGACTAGCCCCAGAAAAAAGTATGCACATAATAACAAATGCCTCCCCGCAAGACTGTAGTGGCGATTGTCCTGCTTGTGGTACTTTTGGTCGCCCTTTTCTACCCCTCAATGAGTTACTACGCTGGCCCTTCAGGCGCTGACCTTGATCGCCCTGGAGCAACCTACAATGCCGCCGCCGCAGGGCCTATGGCGGCAAACGGCATGGATTACGACGTGAGCGCAGCAGGGCTTATCCCCCGTGAGATTACGGTCATGGAGGACTTTGGCAAGTTCGCCCCAGACGCCATCCTCAAGGGCCAGAACTACCTAGACCCACGTAGCCAGATAGGTTACCCAGAGACGATTGGCGGTGTTCTTCGTAACGCGAACCGCGACTTCCGCTCGGAGCCAATTAACCCACGGACGCCCGTGTCCATCTTTAACCTCAGCACCATTCCTCCAGATACCATGCGCCCTCACTTTGAGATTAGCCCAGAGTATCAGTAAGTGCGTAGCACTTGCGTCGTTCATTTCTCAACTATTAACAAATGGATTTCTCTGAAGCCATGAAGGAATGGATCGGTCTAAAACTCACGCTGGCCAACGCTCGTCAGGACCTTTCTGCACTCAACAAACGCGAAAAGGAACTAAAGGCGCAAATTACTCAACACATGGACACGAATGACATTGACACGGTCAAGGTCAAGGATACGGTCAAGGTGAACCTGAAGAAGAAAAAGTCAAAGGGTGCCATCACGAAGCAGGTAATTCGCACGGGTCTACTGAACTACTTTAATAATGATGGCGCTCGGGTCGATCAAGCCATTGAGGCCATTGAGGCGGCACAGCCAACCAAGGATGTTACATCTGTTAGCGTTACTGGTCTCAAGACTGAGAAAAAATAGTTAATAAATATAATGAAGTCCCTCCCTTGGGTAATCCTGGGTCTTGTTCTTATTTTAGTGTGGATGACTCGGGGATTATCAGGCTATGCACAGAAATCAGCAAATAAGGGTTATAATGCTGAAGAGGAGAGGGCGAAGAAAGCGGCGAGGATGGCGGAGAAGGCTCTAAAAAAGGCATCAGGTTCCCGCCGACGCTAAAAAAATAAAATGTAAATAATAATGAAGTCCAGTAAGATTCTCCCTTGGGTAATTTTCGGACTCGTTCTCGTACTAGCGTCGATGACCTTAGGTCGGTCATCAGGCTACTATGACTTGCCCGCTTCTATGATGGGCACCGCCGCTCCGGGCACGGTTGCTGCCGTGAGTTCCATGAAAACCGCTTCTACAGCCCCTGCCGCGTCTGCTAAATACCCGGCCCTAGCGTATACTCAGCGCGCGTGGATTCGCGACTATCCCGGAAATGACATTGGAATGATTACCGTCAAGGATCGTCAGGAATGCGCCAAGGCTTGTAATAATGCGCCAGGCTGCGTTGGTTTTGTAATGGACCGCGCTGAGAAAAAGTGCTTGCGAAAGACGAAGATGGCGAACCCCCGATGGAATTGGCGTATGCATTCGTTCGCTCTCCCATCTACTACATTTTCGCCGCCCCCTGGCACACCACCACAACAGCGTCCTAAACGGGTGTGTATGGACATTGGTTATTAAAGATGAGAGGCGCTACAAAATTAACTAGAAATGGGACTCGGAGACGAGTACTCGCGTGACGCCCTGTTCAGGCGGCCAGACCAAGATGCTCACACATCCGACTCTGACTGTGAAGAGAGCGAGGAGCCTTTGCATCCAGAGGATTTTGAGGCCTTGTACAGTGATGAGATTTACACAGATATAGTGCTTATTCAAGAGTTTGTCAACGACGGCTACCATCGCGTCAAGAACCGCTATGGGGTCGTAGAGTATACTCATATTATTCACGAGTCTGACCGCTTCTGGTCAGATTGTGTCATTCGCGTGGATGTGATGCGTTTGTACCGCCGCCTCCACTTCAAGGAACTCTTTGATCCTCAGAGCTTCCAGAACTGGCTACAATATTATATTGAACTAAAGTAAATGCTTCCCGATCTCGCCGCCCCCAAGGTGGCC